TCCAATTTTTGATAATCTCCGCGCGAGCCAACTTTCATCGGAGAGCCTGCGTTACGCCAAGCTAGAGTTTTTTGAGCTGCGCTTGGAGCCATTCCGTCTTTCGATAGAAGTTCTACCGAAAGATCGTCGCTTGATTTCGGACGCATGTCTTGGTCAATACTGCCAAGTTTAGGGTAGACGAAAGGTCTGGGCTGAGTGTTATATTGGGGAAAGTCCCACCAAGAGGCATTAGCCGAAGCATAAACCGCTTTGTTTTCTGAGGGTCCAAATTGAACATGTTCGTTAGAACTTGATCCATCATTTACATAACCAGCATTGATGGGTTCATTTTCTCCTAGTAAACTGTGATTTTTTTCACCGTTACCGCCAACCTCGATACTGTTTCTTTTTGATGGGTCTTGTCTTGAGTCTTTGTAGTTGCTAAAAGCTTCGCCAGAAGATTCACTTCGGTAGTCAACTATTTCTTTTGAATTTATAAAAGTATAATCCGCAGCCATTTTAGATATTCTTGTTGGCGTTGGATTTCCAGCAAAAATTTCAGCTTTATCATAGTCATAATCATAGTTATGAATGCTAGAATGTATAACTTTTGAGCCAACCCTAAGCTGACCGTATATTACCGGAACTGGAGTGCCTTGCTCGACCCTATTTTCATTATTGCTATATATAAAAGAATTGGTTTTTATAATTTCGTACTCTGGAGTTCCGTCGTCTTCTGGAGACATGTCGTTCATGAATTTCTGCATTAAATAACCCAAGGCGAAATTACCTACAAAGGGAGCAGCCAATGCGGAGCCTTCCATCGATGGAACTATATTGTATGAATTTTCCACCAAAGGTATATCTAAGCAGTATTGCTCCATCGTGTTTTTATTCTCGTCAACGAATAAATACTGTACTCCTTTGAGCGATTTATTTATAAAGAATTTCCTAAAGTTGGGGAAGTTAGATGATAGCCCGTTAATAGCTTCTCGAATTGTCTTTACATCAAGATCAATTTCTTGACAAAAATTCGAAGCCATTTCCCCATGCAAAATAAATCTTTTCATAAATCCTTATACCTATATACTTTATACACTTTATTAAGTGATTCTTCAGTAAATAATTCATCCTTGGGAACTAAGCCCATTGGGTGGTGAGAGTATCTATTGTCTTTATTGAATACGGCAAGATGCATAAAGGGGCTAATAGATGGCTTGAATACAATTAAATCACCATAAGTTATATTTTTAATATCAATTTCATTAAAATAATTCTTAATTTGATTAATTAATTTTAAATTAGAATTTTGTTTTTCTCTTGCCCAGTTAGATATACCATTAAAGGTTATATTAAGATGTAGTTGATAGAAGTCTTTTACGAAAGAAATACAGTCTTGAAAGAAAGGAATAAATACACGCCCATAAAGACCTCTTGGTTTGTAACTTTTGGGGTAGTATATGTTTTGAGATTTTGACACAGATGATATAACATAAGAAGGAAGCCCTAGCGATTCAGATATTTCTACATCTATAGAGCTTAATTCAGAGCTATCGGTTGTGTGGGTGTGGAATATGGAAATAATATCGCCACTAAAATAATCTGAATAAAAATCAGAATTATCAATCGCAAACACTTCCTTATTCTTGGTGTTTAAGTTTTTGAATGGTTTAAACTCATAGTCGTACTGGTGATTTAAGAATTTAAATATTCCAAATTTCTCGAACTTATTATCTACAAGAGAATACCGAAAGCATTCTTTTATAGGTTTAGTATTCCCAAGTCCCAGGAAATCCTCCAAAAGGTAATCCATTCGTGCTTTCTACTCCCTGAAAGCGGCATCGGCATCCAGAAATGTTTTTAGGGCAATCGTCCGCAATCCAAGAAGACTTGTCTGTGGCTGGATTTTTCCCTAGAGTGCCATTTTGAACACACACATAAACTCTATCTGGGTCAGAAGAGTTTGGCGGCGAGTCGAGCATAACGTAATTTCCTGAATTATAAGTTGTGGATGGATCAAAGGTTTGGGTTGGGCCAGCTGGAGTGAAGTTTATAAAATTGCCCTTGATATCAGTGACAGGTAGCCCATTATATCCGCAACCTATATTACTGCGATATTTCCATTGACATGTATTGTATACTATTTTTCTATTTGGAATGAATGCCGACTCTTTTTCTAGAGGAGATACTAGTTCGAATTGAATTAAGTTTTGATTCTCTGCATTCTTTTTATTGATTACATACTGCTCTACTGGAAATGAAACTTCTGTAGGCGTTCCAAAAGGGTTCACATTACTCGGGAAGTTCACATCAGCTAGAAACTTAACAAAAGTTCTGGTTCTTTTAAAAGTAAAACCAATGAAGTCTTTGAAGAATCTAGTTTTCAAGCTGAAAAAAGAATCAGTATTATCTACTGTCAATGTAGGTCGAGGTAGCTTTGAATCAGTAAAATCAAAACCATCCGTTTTAATTGGTATGTAGTAATAATTATTACCTTGAAAGACGATCTCATTAGTGTAGCCGTTTTCCCCAGAATGAAAATAATAACTTGCTGCATGACCCTTGAGAACCAACTCGTATAAAATAACCACGGTCGAAGGCTCAAGCTCCATTATTTCATTATGTATAGATTTCTCCATGATATATTATAAATTAATAATCAATACATTCCACGAAAGAGGCAGATATATTATGATTATCTTTATAGGTAAATGTATGTTGCCATTCAGGGCAGTAAAAAAATGACATACCTTTTCTGTGTGGGGATGTATTTATTATATCTGAATTAGACCCGACATAATCTTTGGAAAGGTGGAATCCAAATTTTTTGTATCCTAAATGACTTTCAAGAAATAATAGAATTCGCTTAGCTTCTTGGTCGGATCTACCCTTAAAGCTCAATCTTAAATTATTTAAATTAGGATTGAATCCATATTTATTAAATTTCTTATAAATATCAGAAGCTGTGCTCTGTTTGTACTTAGGGGAGTTTTGTAATGAAACTGAAATGCTAGGCCTAAAGTCAAACATTCTACAACTTAAATTTCCTCCAGCCACAATAGGAGCATATGGATAATAAGAGCAGTCATTTGGGTTGTTGATATAAATTGAATTCCTGATAGCTGTTTGGTTGCACGATACATTGCCAGCATTGAACCTAAATGGAGCGTCAGCAGACAAGACTGAGGTATTGCCATTAGTTACATTAAAGTCAGAAGTGATCTTTGCATGAGAGTAATTGCCCGATTGGTAGATAAACGAGTTGGATGGCAAAAGTACTCCGTTGTTAGACACGGAAGAGTTTGCATTAATTGTGGCATTGATTGTGCCGTCAATAATTGGGTTATGATCCACTGCAGACTCAATGCTATTAAGTATGCTTGGGGCAATAGCTACAAGCTTGGCTGATATATTGTTAATATTAAAGTAAGATTGATCATGTGAGAACTCTAAGCAATTAAATTGATTTTCTTTGTACGGAAAAAATGGTTGGTATGCAAAGGGAATTAGTCGTTTATTGCTAAAGCTTCCATCATTAGAGTAAGCTTGCTCTTGATAGTGGAATTGGCTCTGCAGAAAGCTCACTAGGTCTTGAGATTCAGGATCAGTTAGTTCATTGAAGCTCAAATCTAAAGACATTGACAAACCGTTTATACCTTTTAGCATTCTCTGGCTATGACTATCTCCGTAATTAACATATTCAGAAACGGAGGAAAAAGAAGCGGAAGCTCCGAAGGATGGAGATAAGTTTATTCCAAAAGAGTTCGTGTTTTTGATGTCCATTATCTTAAAAGTTGACTTACTGATACGGAGCCGTTTAGGTATCCCGCTGAACCTACAGACAAAGATTGAGAGTCTATCACTCCGCTGCAATTAAAAGTATGTAAAGTTCCGTTAGAGTTATCCTCAAAGCCTGCATAAGATAAATCTTTGACTACCGCTGTAAGATTTGCCCTCTTTCCGTCAAAGCCATTGATTAATATGTTAGGATCTAAATTTTCTCCCTGCATGGACATTGTAATTTTTGTGGAAGATTTAGAGACTCTATCCGGAACTAAACCCTGACTTTCAAAGCTGGATCCAGTGGGAGTTGAATATCTAGGCTTCCTGTCGACAGATATTGCATAGCTAAATGATATAGGATGATTCATGCCAGCGTCTTGGGATCCTAAGATTTGACTATACTTGCCGTGAGGTACTGATTGCTGTTGATATAGTGAGGAAGAGAAATAAGCTGTGGTTGCGGATGAATCATGAATCAGCTCCCCATAAACCTTAAAAGAGGCTGATGCTTGAGAAATAGAATTGGGAGATAGAGAGAAGTTGAAGTCAGTTAAATAAGCGTCAGAGAATCTAAAGTCTCCTAGGTGGCCAGTAATTTTCTCTTCATCAATCGGGGGATACTGGGATGGATTTGATAGCCCTGTAATGTTGAAAAAGCTATTTAGGTTTCCGGTATTGACATAAAAATTAACAGAAAGAGAACCTTCAACTGGAGCTTGGGTTGAGTAGTCGAATATGGGCTCAAAGTAACCGCTTTGAGATTCATCTGAAGATAAATTCCATCCACCACTGTGGGCTTTTAGAGAGACTATGTATTCTTGACCATTCGGGAACACGTCATTAGAAAAAAACAAATGCTTCTCATTTGGAAAAGTTATTTTTGTTCCTGAAGGTATTTTGTTTATTGATGTAGCTAGAGGTTTAGGTGGGCCATCTATTGGCCCTAATACAACAGGAAAGTCGACATTAGCAGCGAAATTAATTGGTGCATAATTCATTGAGGCACCAAGTCCGTATTCGCAGATCTGCAATACTTGGTCATCCATATGCCTGTTAGCACTTAGAGCTTGACTGACGGATAACTGAGCACTTTCGGCGAATATATATTCCCCCGTATGACCATTGACGGCAAGATATAAGGGTACATCTTCATATGGTAAGAAAGTCATTTTTTATTAATGTAAGAAATATAACGCAAACTAACAGTCAATACATCGTCACTCCTAGAAGTAATTGATTGACTTAGTAGTCTAGCTTTATTCATTGAGAAAGTTTCGATGGAGGTTGAGTTGATCGGGTTTTGGAGGTCGAAAATTAAATTTTGTTGTTTAGGAGAAATTAAATACTCTTGAATTTTATTAATCTCAAAGTCATGAACTTCCAAACTAAATGTAGCTTCTTGTGAAATAGGGAAGGCTCGATCAACTTGAACGGGAAAGGGTGATCCTATTTTGTATACGGGGGATCTATCTATTCTCATTGAGTAAGAGAAGTCCGTAATTCTATTGGTTTGATAGCCGCTAGCATTTAGTGATATAGATCCTTGGTTGGGAATTTCAATCTTAGGGTGCGGTTGAGAGCCAGATGCATTAATTCCAGAGCCGATATCACCATATACAACTATTGAGGCTGTAGATTCAGGTATTCTACCTATACCTGCAGACAAACTATATTCAGTTAAGTACCCACTATTGAAGCCAAAACTCTGACCTTTACCTAAGGAAGCATTCACGAAGTTAATACTTCCGCTAATTGGAGAGTCTCCAGTATAGTAAAGTAGAGGCTCTTGACCTATGTAGTATTTTGATATTTCAAAATTACCAACCAATGGGCCCTGAGTTACTGGGTATGTGTGACCTTTACCTATAATATTAATAGGGTTTTCTTCTATTGAGTAACCTCCGTTTAAACTAGTAACTCCAGACAGTAATATACCAGAAAGATAAAATTGCTGCTCATAGTTTTGTATTGCATTTTTAGTTGCCACGAAGCATTCCTCCTACTCTTTTCTCTTGGGATATTACTCCAACCACAACATCCTTAATTCTAGAAGCCATGGCTTGTTGATCTGGAGCTCCTCCGTCCACAGAAGTCTCTCCAGAGGATGAAACATTAATATTAATAGTAACATTGCTGGAGGATTCGCTAGATGTATTGTTTTCAGATTTGTTGTTAGTTATATTTGGAGCTGAGTCTACAGGTCCACCTTGATTCATTTTCATGGAGTTTAATTGATCAAAGAATCCAGGGTATTGTTTTTCAACTTTATTCACACTTGCAGCTTTAATTACATATTCTCCACGATCAAGCATTACTGGCCCAACTTTATCAATACCGTTAGGCCCAAAAACTTTTCCCCCACTGCTCATTTTGTTTACGGTAGGACTGTTTACTGAAGAATAAACGTGACCTCCTTTATTCATATGAATAGAGTTTACATTTGAAGACTGAACTTGACCTCCATTGAAATAATTTGTTCTACCCGCATCTGGATTGTTGTAATTGCCATTAATGGTGACTCCATTAACAGTGTAGTCTTTGTGATTTCTAGCTTTTTTGTTCATGTCTTTTTCAGTAAGGGTATCGCTCATGTCGGGCCCCTTCTTGTTGAACATTTTATTTCCAAGAGCCATTCCTCCAGCGAGAGCTGCAGATCCACCTATCGCTTGTAGCATCGAAGCTCTGCCCTTAACTTCAGCATTTTTTTGGTCTGTATCGTATTGATATTTATCCAATAAGTATTTGCCATAATCTTTAGAATATTGATCTTGAGATCTATATCTAGCACTCATCATTCTGCTCGTTGGGTCAATGTCTAGTGTAGAATTAGTGTTGAGTTTTTGAGGAGCTTTAGGGGCTGTTGGGCCTTGATATTCTTCCTCTTCTCTGTCTTCGTATGCCGCTAATGAAGATCCAGCTAGATAGCCTCCGCCTTTGGCGATTTTTTCTCCAGCAGTATCGTTTTTACTGCTTTGCAGCCCGCCTAAAACATCGCCGCCAAAATTCATTTTGACCATGCCACCCATAAACTTAGCGAGAGTATTCGTGAAACTGTTAATAATTTCTCCGTCAACGGTAGTTCTTTCGTTCTGAGAAACTCTGTCGGTACCTTTATTTCTTTTGGCTAAGTAGTTGTCCATGGAGCCTCCGTCTTTAAGCCTCATTATCGAAGGAGCAACCACACCTCCACTGTTAAACATTTCGAAATTATCTTGATTTGGCTTGTCGTACAAATCTTCAAGAGATCCTGATTGGTTGATTTTATCAAGAGAGCCTTTACCTAAGCGGTCGACAACCTTCTTCCTTACTACCACCTCTCCCGCCGTTAACATTGCTGGCACTGACCTAGTCGAACCTCCAGCTGCGTATCGAGAAACCATGCCTCCTTTGTACATTCCGCCAGCTCCAGACATGCCTGTCATTTCAAAAATACCAGAAGTAATTTGAGCTGCCGCCCTTTCCACTAAAGCGTCGTGGATTTTACCTGCAATTCCGCCAAAGAAGTTAAGTATTGTGTCACCGACACTTTTACTGCTGTCACCCATATCCTTAAGCATTCCCTTGAATCCATCTTTTACGGAGTCAAAGGCTGTATTAGCTAAAGTTTCACCAAATCTTTCCATCTGCACATTAGCTTCGGCAATTTTAACAGCCAGAGAGTCGGCAAATAAAGTGCCGTTACCCCTCTCGAAATTCAGTTCTTTTTCGTGCTGAGCAAGTTCGAGGGCAACTTCCGAAGATCTGCCAGAGTTATCTTCGGATTGATAAAATCCTACCTGAGCTTGAAGGCTTTTCTCTTTGCCGAGCATATTCATTCTATTTGTGCCTATCTCTCGTAAGCCCTCTCGTCCGAATTCATTGTTGTCTAATTTCGTTTTAGCTTTTATCATAGCCTTTTCATAATCTCTAGCAGATTGACCCATGCCTGAAAGAGCCTCCTCAACGAAAAGTCCAGAATCTCTATCTGAAGCAAATTGCGCTGCAAGTTCCGTAGCCTCAATGCCCAAGTTATTCAACTTCTCTTCAGTGTTTGTCTCGAAGGTGTTTTTGCCTGTTATTTTATTTTTTACAGATTTCTCTTGACTTTCGGTTTGCGAATCTCTAATTCTTTTTGGCGACTCTTCGTTTTTGAGTTGAACTCCTTCTCGGATTGACTTAGCGACTTCTTGTTGTAAGCTTAAGTTCGCCTCTTCAGCCGCAATTCTTGCTCTCTTGATTCTTGTAGCCTCCCTCTCTAAAGCTACTGACTTCATCGCCTCAGAGAGCTGTTCTGATTGAAGCAAGACGAGACCTTCTCCGTCCCTCTGGTAGATTTCTTTATTTCTTAAAGCTTCATACGCTAAGTCCAGTTTTACTTTGCTTGTTTTTAGTTCATCTTTAAAAACTGCATCTAGTTCGTGGTGAGGAGTGTTCCGTAAGTTTTTTAATCTTTGCTCATTATAGGCCAGAGTTGACTTTTCCATATTTAACTTTTTTCTAACTAGATCAAGATTTTTTATTTCTTCATCGTTGACTTTTTTCGCGTTGTCGGATTCTTGTTCTTTAAGGTCAGAAAGCCTTTTCATTTCCGAATTAATGACTACACTTTCAGGAATAACTCCGGTTTCTTGTAGTGCGATTAAAGTTTTTTCTTGGACATTTAAGTCTTGGATGCCTGTTAAGAATTTTTCAAATTCAGCTTCAATTCTAGGTCCACTTTCTATTTTTGGAAGCTTTGTCATGAATTCTCTTAAGGATTTTTGAACTTCTGGTAGATCATGGAGAGCTTCAGAATTAGAAGTCTTCTTTAGTTTAACTCTTAATTGTTCCTTGCTTTTACTAAAAACCTTTTCGTCTTCCTCACCTTCTACACCTGTGGACTGCCTGAGTTTTGGAGCTATTACTCCTGTAGGTTTTTTAAATAGACTGGATATGAATTTATTTCCTTCGGCTGAGTATTTGTCTGTTATTTCTTGTTGAGTATTTGCAAAGTCTTGTTGGAGCTTAAGTTCCTTTGCGGTCATAGCTTCTTGAACTTTTTGAGCTCCAGTTAACTTTCCTAAAGATTCATTATATTTAACCCTAAAAGCAACAGAGTCGGCAGTCATTGATTGTTCTTTTTTTGAAAATTGTAAATCAAACTTAGCTTGCTTGAGTCGCATTGCAAGAGAGTTCGCAATAGATTGTTTTAGTTTTTTTGTCTCTCTTCCGTACTCAAGTTCTCCTTCGCCTATTTTTAACTTTTCTTCTTCGTTGTTATTTAATTCTTTTACGATTTTCCTTTGATCTTCGAAGTGCTTTTTAAGTTTTTCGATAGAAAGTTTGCCTTTTAAGGCAGCCTGAACTTGCATTTTAAGTATTGGACTTAAGTCGTCATTTTCTGCGAATCGCCTCTTTGCTATCCTTATACTGAGGCCCGATTGTTGACCTCCCGTTCCTTTAGGCCCTACTCTTTCCTTCATTTCTTTTTCAACTCCGCTTAAGGTGTTTAGCAATGATTGAAATTCAGAGTCTATATCCTTGTCGTTAGTGGAGGTAGCTACCATGTTTGCAATATTCGTTTTTTCAATGCTAGCTTGAAGCGGGTCTTTTCCATCATCGCCAACCCAATCACCATTGCCTTCAGTTGCCGTAATTAGGCTGGATACTGCTGTATTCATAGCTATTGATTGTCCAGCCTGAAGCATTGCTTTTTGCAATTTCATCATTCCTGCAGCTGTTCCTGATGTCATTTCTTTAATTTCTGATTCAGTGAGATCTAATTGACTGGCTAATTTTCCGGATTGAGCCGCAAGGTTGGACTGCTCTTTTACTAATTGCTGGTTTAACTTCAATCTTTTCATTTCACCTTCGAAGGTTCCAGCCATGGCTGAGTTGTTGAGCTCTGTTAGTTCTTTTTTGCTTGACTCGACACTTTCAGCACTAGTTATCGCAGTCCCTAAGGCATCAATTGTTTTTGATGTTTTTTCGGCAGACTTCCTTAGAGCATCTAAACCTGAGTCAAACCAATCAGTGTTTTGTTTAAGTGCATCAAATATTGGCATAATGCCAGCAACCGCCGCACCGAGGAAGGGTAGAGCTTTCGCAGCTCCGGCAACTTTTCCGACTAAGCCTCCGAAGCCTTTTCCAATTTTGCCGCCTGAGCTTGAGAGCTTATCGCTCAATTTCGTCAGACCCCCTTCGAATCCTTTGGAAATTGGACCAAGAGCTTCAAAAACGAGAGCTCCTTGGCTAATTCCCTTGACCAAACCTATAAAACCTTTTGTGGCGCTTCCAGCTTGACCTTCCATGTCTGAAAAAGCTCCCTCAAGCATGTAGGTCAAAGAGGTTATTGCGAAAAGTCTACCCGTAAGATCTGATGTTGCTTCTGTAGCCTCTTTCGTTGCAGCAGCAGCCCTTTTATCCAACCCAGCCCTTTCTCTGGAGTCATTGGTTGCGGGGCCAAGTGTTTGAGCAAAATTCGGAATTATGCCTGAAGCATATGTGGAATTATTTGAACTGCCGTGGGTTTTTGGGTCAATACCCATACTTATAGCTCTATTGATTCCTTGCTTGATACCAGCAGGCTCGTCTCTTGTATTCGTTACCCCCAGACCTAGAGGGTTCTCAGGCATAACCAAAGAGGGATCACTTTCAATTTTCATCATTGACTTGGGTATTCCCGCAGCTTTTTCTCTTGATATGGCATCCTCAAGGGGTGATGAAAAGTTAGGTATAAATCCGGAAGACGCTGCAATTCTACCAGGAAAAGATGTTTTACCTTTTAAGTAAGGTCTAGTTACATCGCCCATTTTAACAAATTTAGATTGGATTTTTAATTTATTTAATAATTGGGTCTGAATGTTTTCAGGGAGTTGTCTGAATTGAGAGCTGTTTAGAAACTGTCTAACTTTATCGAAGTTAAATTTAGAGAGCCTGAAACCCTTACCCCCTGATAGGGCGGTTTGTAAATCAAGGCCATTAGTTGAATTAAACTGAGATGCACCTCTACTAGTTCGGCTAAATTCCTGTGTTTTTAAAAAGTTCGGAACGAAGCCTTTGCCGCGCACATTTACCCTGCCTCCGCTTTTTTTGTGACGACGTAAAGATATCAACTCTTGTTTGTTGTAGCCGGCTTTGACTAAATAATTCAAGTCGGATTGATTTCCGGTCTTTAAATAGCTCTCCACATACATTGAGTGAAACATGCCGCCTCTAGCTTGGGTCTTAAATGTTTTTGTATTGTTTAGTTTGTTGTTAAACTTAATGCCTTTGTTTGCGGGGTCAGATAAAACAGCTTGGATCTTTTGTCCACGAGTTCTAAAGTCAGCAAAATTAGGAATAAGTCCAGAATAGCTGAACTTATTACCACCATCAGCATAACCTTTATGTTTTTTATTCGATAAATTAGTATTACCTCTGCCTTTAAATCTGGTGCTGCCAACAGTAACGTCCTTCCATTGGTCAGTTTTTTGAACTACGCCTTGCTGGTGTAAGTAAAATTTTGCTTTAGGATGTTTGTATCTCCCTTTTGGAGTTTTGTCTCTCCATATGCCAACACCCTTACTTTTAGCTGTCTCAGCGATTTTTTGGTGCTTAAAGTAATCTCCTTTATTTAAGTATCCAGCATCAGGAACTCCATACCCTTTTTCAACTAAAGATCTAGCTAATTCTTGATCCTTAAAAAGCCCTCTTCCGTAAGCAGCTTTTCCGTCTTGAACTCTAAAATCTCTAAGTCTTGTTTTTCCCTTTTTATTGTTATAAAAGTTTTTAGCTATACTTGTAGCTCTAGTTCCATATGCTTGATCTTTTTCTACTGCATCTACTCCATGTAATCTGTGGTCAACTCTTTGAGTGCCAACTAAAACATCAGCTTCTATACTATCTCCGTCAATAATCTTAGATATAGATTTAACAGGTTGAACTTTATCGTCAGCAAAATTTGGAACAAACCCTCCGTATAAGCCTAAGTTTTCAGCATCTGCAATGGTTGACCCCTTGAATCCTCTTAGTGAATTTGCGGTTCTTAACGCTCTCTCTTCTTTCGTTTTTCTGAAAGAGCTGGAATTAATATTTTTAGTTTTTAGGAAGTTTTCAATTGATCTGTCTGAAGCTTGAAAAATACTTTTCGCTAATAAGTTGGCTGGAGAATACCCATGTTTGGCTTCTATAGGTAGCCGGCCAGGTCTAACAAAGTCAACCACACCTTGACCATCTCCACTGCCTGATTTTTTGGTAGCAGTTTTCCCTTTAATTTTGTAGGAATCGTTACTTGTCCGAATAAACCCTTTACCTTTTAATCCGCTTTTTTTGTTATTATATAAGCCTTCTTCATAAACTGAGCCAACTACATCGTTCGAAAAACCTCGACCCAAGTCAGAGACTTTTCTAGCTCCGCTAGTTCTACCTGATGCGTCTTGATTTGCAAAGTAAAAACTTCGAGATAGAGCGGTAATTCCAAGCTTTTCTAATTCTGATATCATGGGTTTTAACCTAGCAGCCTTCGCAGCAACATTATCTAGCGGAGACTCCATTTTTTTCCAGCCACGATCACGAGGATGCTGCACAAACATTTTGGCTTTAGGTAAATTGAGCATAGTGCCTGTTTGCCTAGCGGGTAAAGCGAAATTAGGCACAAAGCCTTTATGGTAAGTTGAGTTATTTGAGCTACCCTCCGATTCGGAAGCGGCTGGGGAGTAGGGGTCAAATCCATGCTTATTCATAAATTTAGAGCCATACTTGGATCCAGCTCTACTATCTTTAGGTGGAATAATAGCGGGCTGTTTCATTCCTGAGAACGTTTTTACTGACTCATTAGTGTTATAAATTACCTCGCCAAGTCCAAGCATGTTCATTTTCTTAACTTGCCCTGACCTGTATCCAGCCTTCGCAGCCATACTTTCTTCTTTTGCTTTTTCGTAAGGCGTCACTGAGCTAGAAGAGAAGTTGGGAATGAAGCCTTCAGCATTGCTACGGCTGTTTTTCCCCATAGTTAGACTTTGATTTACTCCCGCTCTAGCTAAACCAGGGGCTATAGTGGCGGCGATTTTTTGCTGCTGTCTTAAAAAATGAGTCTGCTCTTTTATCACTCCAAGCATAATTTGCTCTTGTTTAGTTTTGTCGCCAGAGTATTTATTTAACTCAATAGCTAACTGCTTATTTTGAGACATAGCCATAACGATAGACTCTTGTATTCCGCGCTCTCTATCTTTAGCTGTAACAATTCCAAGTATATCTTTTAATGAGGATTTGGCAAACTTTAAAGCATTACTGAATAGTTTTGCAAATACACCGAATGCCAAAACCACACCAGGGCCCGCCAACACGCTACCTAGGCCCCTCATTATGCCTTTAGCGAAATCTGCCCCAAGCCCTTCTGAGTTTTTGCCAAATAGGTTATTTAAACCTTCACCAAAAGAATTTACAGCCTCTAGTATCTGTGATATGCCTGGGGCTAAAGTTAAGTCGCCAATATTTGAGGCAAGCTCTTGGAGGGTTAGGCTTGTTTGGGCGGCTAGTGCGGAAATTGTTTTTTGTAGTTGTTCGTTTTTTCTTTGAGCTTGATCTGTAGCTTGGCTTGATATTCTTGTAGCTTGAGAGTATAAAGAATTTTCTTTATTTAAGTCTTTTAATGCAGCTTTTAATACATTTATTTGAAAAACTCCACCAACCTGCTCTGCGACGGCAGCTTTTGTTGAGGCTCCTAAATCATTATAGGAATCTGATAGGTTTTTAAGGACTGTTAGTGCGGGCATAGTGTTACCTCTAATATCTCTCACTGCTATTCCCATCTCCTCTAAGGCATCTAAAGTGCTACCCCTCTGTATTCTGGTAAAAATTGTTTTAAAACTATTACCAATAACAGCTCCCCCTCGAGCCGTAATTTGTTGAGCGGAAGTTACAGCTCCCACTAACTGATCGAAGTTCACTCCAGCATCTTGAGCTACCGCGCCTGCTCGAGCTAGAGCATTAATCAAGTCGTCAGCTCCGACAGCAAACTTTACATCTACTGCTGCTAATTTATTAATAATTTGTGTAGTATTGAGTCCTGCATCAGCAAAACCATTAACCGCCGCAGTTAAACCTTTTACGGAGTCAGCGGCTTTTAATCCAGTCAATCTAGTTAAAATGAGAGCATCGTTAGTCCTTCTTAAAGTTTCCTCCATAGATAAACCTTGACGAGAAAACTCCAGAGCGGCTTCGGCTGCAGCCTCTAGACTTTGAGATGTATTTCTCGCAACCTTAAATAGGCTATCCCCAAACTTAGATAAGTTTGCAGCGGTAGTTCCTAAGACAACATTAATGTCAGTCAAAACTTTTTCAACCTTTATAGCCTGACCCACCAGTTCGGTAAAGCCTCGAGTAACCCCCCCGATAATTGCGGCAGAAGCTCCAAAAGCTATAACTCGAGCATTAGAAGCTTCAAGAGATTTTGTGAATTCGTTAGCTTTTTGCGTTATTCGGCCTAAAGGCTGAGTGAAATCAGAAGATTTAATTTTTACACTGAGCCCCCTGCGATTAATTCGCCTGACTACACTCTGTATGGACTCTTCGAGACCAACCTGTTCTGTTCTTACATTTAATGACATACCTTATTCCTTGAAGGATAAGTACACTTATTTTGAAGTTATGCCACTTAATTCCATTAAATCTTCCATACTTAATTTTCCCCCTTTTTTCTCAGCAGCCTTCTGGAGTGATATGCCTGATTTTTCACTAGGCTTTTCTAGCCCAGCGTACTCAAAATCTTCCTCTGTTGCATTAAATAACGTTGAGCCATCTTTATCTCCACTAAATTTATCTTGTATTTTTTGCTTGGCATCGTCAGAAATACTTCCATAGTCAAGCAAGGCTTCGGGGTCTTTTTTGATTTTTTCCGGAATATGCTTATTGTTTTCAAAAATATTTTTAAATATCTTGGTATAAACTATGAGTTTTAATTGGTTGTAAGTTAATTCAACCACAGGCTTACCGAAGAATCCGACCGTATCATCACTAAAAGGAAAATAGATATAATAAAAGTCTTGAAGTATCATTTCTTGAATTTTTAATTCCTCAAACATATAAAAAACTTCATTATAACAATTAATATAATAAGCTACTTCGTCAGCATACAAAGAATCATAGTCTTTTTCTTCTGGAAAGAGCGGCTTAATGCATTCTTTGTCACTATAAAAACTCTTTATTATATAATGATCATTGGCTCGCCTTTCGGAATAATCTTCAGCATTAACTCCAATTAGTTCGTGCTTTTTATTTTCTAACTCTCTAACCTTCTCTCGGGCTTCTTTTATTAATTTGTTCTGCTTGTCGATTTTAGATTTTAATACAAGCTGAGTTTTGTTTTTGTGAAGCTGCTCAATAAAGTTTAACTGAGTAGTTATTTCGTGCTCATCTACATCAGTCCAAGTTTTGTTTACTTTAAGATCTTTTAGGAGATCTTCTTGAGTCGGTATTCCTCGAGCGATAGCTTTATCGTAATAAACTTCTTTAATTTCATCAATGTCCACCTGATCTATTGAACTCAAGTGCTTGATGTAGTATTTTGATCCTTCTATCTTAACATCCGAACGACCTTTTACTATGTCTCTAAAGATTTTTCTGTATGCGGTTGAATCCACATTATAAACTACCTTCTTCTATATCTTTTTCTAGATCCTTAAAGTCTGATTCGCTAGCCGAACTGCTGAAGTACCAAAAACTTATAAAGGCTGTAATTTTATCATAAACAACCTCAAGCAATTCATCCTCTTCCTCTTCCATTTTGTAAAAATGATCTTTTTTCTCTTCAAAAGTTTCACCCGTAAAAAACGATTCAAGCTTTCCGTCTTTTTCTAAATTCGTCAAAGTTAATAGGTACCAAACAATAACCTTGTTCTGAGCTCTAGTATCTGCGGTGTGATTAAGAAGGGCACTAAAATTCGTTTCGGCTGTAGCTATAGTCCTTCTAAGTTCAGCCATATCTTTTGAAACTTCAGATTTTTTTGATTCGCTAGCTTTACTTTGAGACTTTAGATTTAAGGCCGTAAAGTCAGTCTGTAGCTCTCCTAGTTTTCCGTAGAGTTTTGAAAGCTCTTGAGCATCTTTCTCACTAAGCATTCCTCCTGTGTCGGTGTATTTATTCATAAGCATAGCCTTAGTTAGGACTCCCTTCTTGACACACTTACTCATTTCTATACTGTACTCCATGTCAGCCTCTTCCATTTCTCTTCGGGTCGGCTGCTTGATAACAAAGATCTGCTCGACTTTTTCTACACTCTTTCGAGACTCTATAACTATCTGTTTTTCTTTTACCTTCTTGAGCTCGGTATCTGTATACTTTTCAGTCTTTCCATCTTTTCCCTTGCGAGTTTTTTCAACTTCGACTTTCTTCTCAACTTCAACCTCTTTCTCAACGTCGACATCAACATCCGTTTCTTGTTCTAGGAATACCTTGAATCGATATATTTCTTTATTAGATTTTGTATACATAATTTTATTAAGTTATTTAAATATTATAATATTAAAAATTGAATTTTATAGTAAATTTTTCTAAATCTGAATTTGACTCTCTAATAGACTCATTGCCTAGGTCGAGTATTTTCTTTCTTAGGTATTGCATTTTCTCTTTATCGAAGTAATTAGCTTGATCTACAACTAGAGAATGCTCGGGTAAATTCTTTTTAAGTTTATTGAATGCGATTTGGTTTTCTGCATGAAGGTCCTCAAGAAGAACCAAGAAGCCCTTAAACAGACTTTTAGTGCTATCGTTAACTCTATCCGAAAGAAAATCTTTTGCTTTCATAAACCTTTTACCAATAAAACATACACATATTATTGCTTTATGTGTAAAAAAAGATATGGGTTCACTAATTAACGACAGCGACAAGGAGGCTTTTGAGTCAATATTTGACGACATTCACGATACTTTTGCTAGGGATATCAAATTTATAAAAGACGCACAAAGGATTATATTAAGTACAGACCCTTATTATAACTACCTCTATAAAAACTCCAAAGGTCAAATTTCTTCAATTAAAAGACAAATCGTTGAGGCTACATTTAAGGCTAGAATATTATATGTAGGTAGGCATAATGAAGACTTGTTCGACGGAGAAACGAATGCTCAAATAAAAGTTGACAAACATGTTGGGGAAGTTAGAATAAAGGTAGCAAGAGATGGTTACGAATATTTAAAAGAAGCTAAGAGGTGTGAATTTGATGACAGGAAGTTTTCTTTAGCAAGCGACGAAATTCCTCATGGATTATTCTCTCCTAGATATTATAATTTTTATCTAAAGCCTGTAGACGAAGGTTAATTATGTACATAAGAAACACAAAGCAAGATATATCAAAATTATTAGATTTTAGAAAATCTTTTCAATATGTCAGCGAAATAAAAAACATAGTAAAGGGTGAGTTTGAGGTCATGAAGGCAGAATTGATTGCCGAGTTTGATAAACATGAGGTTACTGAAGAGATTGAGGCCGGACCAAGCGCAAGCAATACATCTGGAACTTTGGGTGGAGTCGGGAATTTATTTACATTTATTGGGTTTGAGGCAAATCAAAAACCCACAGAGCCAATAAGGCAAGCTTTGGAGTATATTTTTCTCACTTCAACAGTGGTAAGGAGGGACGGATCGTCGGAAAGCCATGTGTTATACCCAAGTCCCGACGACATCTTTAGAGTAACCCCGTTACCTTGGGCTCAAGGTAGGAGTTGGGCTAGAGGTATAGAGTCTGGACTTTCTGGATTGGGGCATTATTTAAATAAGGAGTCAGATTTAAGTCGATCAAGTAAGGGGATACAGGTGGATAACATAGTTAGGGGAGGAAAGTTTCAAAACACTCAATACATCACTGCGATGATAAGGTCATTTGAGAAAAAACTCAAGTCCTTAAATAGAATTGTAGCATAATGAAACCACAGTTTCAGCATCAGGTAATAACTAGTTTTGCTTTATGGTTAGATCATGTCATATTATGCCGTGGAGAATCTTTCCAGAACATTGACTCTTCTTTCTATTATCAGTCTGACGACAGATTAGATTCAGATTACATTTCTTTCGCGTCTCCCCATAAGCAATGGGTCACCGATTCTTCAATAAGCAAAGCTAATATTATTGATGGAATAAATTTAGATGGATACTTTATAGATAGATCCAAGCAAGGAATAAAATACGACTTCAATAATGGACGGGTTTTAATACCGAAAAATTTAGCTGATGCATCCTCAAATATTGATGGCAAGTATTCAGTAAAAGATTTTAATATATATATTACAGATCAAACTGAAGAAGAATTATTGATCGAAACTAAATTTGATAAAAATAGTAGATTTGATCAGGACATATTCAAAGGCATAAAAGCTTATGATCAAGTCGTGCCTGCAATTTTTTGTTCTTACGAGCAGGGGGAAAATATACCTTTTGCTTTTGGGGGAGAAGACATTACCGAAAGTAGTATTCGGTGTGTGGTTTTTGCAGAAAATTCTTATCAATTAGATGGAGTTTTTTCAATATTAAAGGATTTAACATCAACCAGTATTGCTAATGTGGGGTTTTACGAGCACCCATTAAATGAATTTGGGGATTTAAAATACGGACATTACGACTATAAGGACTTGATGGATAGGTACTATAACCTTCAAAATAGTGGAAGTACATTCTATCTAGACAAGGTTGTAGTTTCTAAGCTGAATGATCGAGTTGCCAAAAAAGCCCACCCTGGTTTGTACATAGGTTTTGTAGATTTTTCAATTAGAGCTCATAGATTTCCAAGAGCTCCACTGCAAGAGCCAAAAGCATCAAGACCTCCTTTGGTTCCAAATTTACCTTTAGCCCCATACGCTTTAACTTTGGAAGTTGAGCAAGCTCCATTTCCGCCCTTTGGGTTAGAGTTGGCTACTTTAGAACCTTATGCCCCTTACGGAATGTTCCTGACATCGGTACAGCATTACAGGATGCAAGCTGGCGAAGTTGCAAATATAGTTGTCGCACAAAATGGCAAAATAATAATCAAAATGGATGGAACTGCGGGCCAAGTAGCTTTTCTTAATTTAATGGGAGTGTCAATAAAAATTGGATCAGACTCTTCTAACAATTTAATCTGGGACGGACATAAGTTTGCTAATATTGGCGAGTCTATAACTAGAGATATTGGCGGAGTAAGCTTTGAAATCAAATGGTTGGGTAGGGGAAGTCAAATTTTAGAACTTATTAGAATTGGCGGAAATTCTCATATTGAATTTGAATGTTCAGTTTATGTTCCATGTTAGTAAAAAAAGTGTACTTATAAAAAAACATGTCCTACAAAGTATATTATAGTTTTCTGCATCGCAACGAAAGCCCATATCTGGCCGACGAATATAAGCTGTATAGGCAAAATGTGTCTCAAGGTACTACTGGCGGTTTTTATTATGTAAACTCAATAGCTGCGGGAGTAACAGGAAACCCTATTAGTATTACTGGATTGGATTTAGTTCCTGACTGCGGTGTCACTTACAACTATAAAGTTACAGCCTCTAATAACGAAGGAGAAATTGACTGTATCGGCCCAAACTTGACGGGAATTATTTTCGCGTGTCCTCCATTACCGTCCAGCACTCCAGCCGTTACTCCGACCGTTACTCCGACCGTTACTAAGACTAGTATTGTTCCCTCGCCAACCGTCACTTCGACCAGCACAGTAACTCCGACTAGCACAGTGACACCTACAAACGGTAATGTTAATCCCACTCCAACAGTTACGTCAACTACAACTCCGAGTCTTACAGTTACTTCGAGCGTTGGAGTTACTCCAACCAATACGGTAACTCCAACAATTACATCGACTACAACTCCGAGTATTACGATTACTCCAACTAATACGGTAACTCCAACAATTACATCAACTACGACTCCGAGCATTACGATTACCCCAACAATTACATCGACTACGACTCCGAGCATTACAGTTACTCCAACTAATACGGTTACTCCAACAATTACATCGACTACAACTCCGAGCATTACGATTACTCCAACTAATACGGTTACTCCAACAATTACATCAACTACGACTCCGAGCATTACAGTTACCCCAACAATTACATCGACTACAACTCCGAGTATTACAGTTACTCCAACTAATACGGTTACTCCAACCAATACAGTTACCCCAACAATTACATCGACTACTACTCCGAGCATTACGGTTACCCCAACAATTTCAACCACCACAACTCCGAGTATTACAGTTACCCCAACAATTACATCAACTACGACTCCGAGCATTACAGTTACTCCAACTAATACGGTCACTCCAACCAATACAGTTACCCCAACAATTACATCGACTACTACTCCGAGCATTACGGTTACCCCAACAATTTCAACCACCACAACTCCGAGTATTACAGTTACTCCAACAATTACATCAACTACAACTCCGAGTATTACAGTTACTCCAACTAATACAGTTACCCCAACAATTACATCGACCACAACTCCGAGTATTACAGTTACTCCAACCGCTACTGTTAGCCCAAGCACTCCCAGCCAAGCCTTTGCCGAATTTGCTCAAATTATCACACTGGATGGAGATGATAGTAATGAGCATGCAAACTCTACAACTTTATCTGCTGGAGGTGTTTCGTTTCCAATGACTTGGCCTGTGGGAGCTACTGAATTTAGTATAGATGCTTCAGCAGTCATTCCGTCAGGAGGAGTAAGTCAATTAAGTCCAAATTCACTTAGCGGCCCCACCTTTGGAGGTCTAGCAGCATCTTCTTCCACCACCTACAGTCAATGGGCAGAGGTAAGTATCGGAGGCACAAGTATCCCTGTAAGTACAGACACATCAGAATTACCTCTTGCTTTCTATGCTGCTAATACTGCATATGGAATATACGACTTTGGACTACTTGATTGTGCAGGAAGCCTCACTTGTCAGGGTGCGGCAAGATCTGCAAAGATCAATAAAGCCAATCAGCCTGATGGTAAAATTCATTTTTATATAGAACTTCGAGTAGATGGCGATACAACAGCGAAAACTACCAATGCAATTAACGGGAATTTTGACTTATTATTCTCCGGTAGGTGGCATTAATTTTTCACAACTTTTTATTTTGTGTGTATTTAATTAAAACCGCCATATATTTAATAATAAAATGAGTAATTTACCAGCAAGAAATAGAGTTATCTACCAAAGTGAAGCCCTTTTTGTATCGCCTGATACAACAGGCCACCATATATACTACATGCCACCGAAGAGTGTAGCCAACGCGGCGGGATTACCTGACTGTATGGTTTCGGGTAGTGGGCATAATCAAACAGCCATTACATTCAATGCTTGCAAAGGTGTTGGAGGAATTAATCCGCTCGAGGACTTTAAGTTCAGAACTTTTAAATGTACAGGATTTTATGGCAGTTCGGACCCATTAGATATGTCTGGAGTGCATCCAGTTTTACTTGCAGCTGGATTTTCAGGAAAATCTCATTTAAGCGGTTCAGCTTTACAATATTTAAATGCAAGCTCAAATAAATTTCAAGATGGAGCATGGGGAACTACTGTTGAACAATTAAAGAGAGTTCAAAGTGCAAATTATAGCTTTACTATAAATAGACAAGACGTCAATCAGTTTGGGCATTTAGGAAGACTAGACTCCGTAGTTTTAGAGGCCCCAACAGTAAGTATGGACTTCTCTTATTACTTAACAGATCTAGAAAATGAAAGATTACTAGGCATGGTTACTGATGGCTCGTTTCAGAGTTTATCAGGAATGATGACTAGGTCTCAAAATGAATTCGGAAATAACTTTTTCATAGAAACAGTTCCAGAAGGAAGAGATGTGACTATCGGAGATCAAATGGTCTCGGAGCAAGACAAAACAACAATCAGTTTGGGTAATGGTTATGTAACCGACTACTCTCTAGAAGGTAGTGTTGGGTCATTTCCAACAGCATCCATTTCTGTAGAAGGCTTAAATATAAAATCAGACATTGGCACAAACTTTAAAGACATTCCAGCAATTGAGCCTCAAGACGGCACTTTGATTTGTGACAGATGTTTCTTTTTACCTCCTGCTGAGACAGGTCAGGGAGAGAGTGTTTTAAAGCCGGGCGATATTAATATTGATCTTAGGGATGCTGGATTGATTGCAAAACAGCTTTCTGGTAAAGCTTTTGGGTACGGTCCAGAAGATAAGGGTAGTGCTCACATTCAAAGCTTTACATTGTCAACACCAATGGGTAGAACTTCACTCCAAAGGCTTGGTAATACTTATGCTTATGCAAAAGAAGTTGATTTTCCAATTACCTGCACACTTAGTGTGAATGCTTTAGTGGCAGACTTAAAAGAAGGAAACTTAGTTGACCTTATCTGCGGAGGAAAATACGACCTACAAGTCAGAATGAAAAATCCAGCATGTGTAGTTTGTGATCCAAATAGTAATCCTGATGCAGTCGTAATCGACTTTAAGCAAGCAGTGCTTGACTCGGAAAGCTTTAGTTCTGCTATTGGAGACAATAAGAGTGTGGATCTAACTTTCTCTACGCAAATAGGCGGACCTGAAGAAAAAGGGGTTGGCGTATTTATGAGCGGCTTTGAAAATCAAACAGGTCATGACGGACTTTATAAATCCTTTCCTACAGTAGAAAATACTGGAGATGGATTAAAATACTATAAGTATGGACATCTCGGCACCACTGGTGTAGGATATGCTGCAGGGCTTGAAGTTCAAGACGGATTCTCTAGAGAGTTGTCCGAGAGAACTAACTAATATAAAATTTATTTAAATAAATGTAATTAATTAATTTTAATTTTATTATATTGCACCACAATCTTAGGGTTGTGGTGTAATTGTTTACAAAGGTATGAGGAGTTTCTTTAGATCGGATTATGCTGCATTGTTCGTTGGACCATCGCCAGCATTTAGGCCACATCAATTGGGTAATGCTTCTTTGTTGAGAAAAATAACTAAGGTTCAATCTGTGTCTTATGGTTTTGACATAAACAGAGAGGAAATTAAACAAATTGGACATGAAGACTTATTAACTAGAACTATTAATATCATTTCTGCCGATCCGCTACCGGGCTCTAACATTGATGTAAACATTGAACCCGTACCTGTTAACTTTCAGTTTGAATATCTGCCAACATGTGGTCTTAATGAATATTTGTTAAATTTTAATGTGGTACCTTCTGGGGGAATAGCCGAAAACAGTTTTATATCAAGGCATTTTGGCGACAAGAATTTCTTTTTAGTTCTTAGGAGTGATGTTAATAAGCAGGCAAATTATTTATTGAATGACTCAGACTTTAGTGGTCATTATGTAGTGGGAATAGGCAATGCTTTCGCTAATAATTATTCCCTGTCAGCAAACATTAACTCTCCAGTGAGAGCCTCTGTTGGTTATCAAGCCTCTAATATAAAAGTAGATACATATTCTGGTAATAATTATATACCAGCAATACATTTGTACGACGGCACTTACAAAGAGAGACATACTTATGGTTTCGGTGGAGAAGATTTAGCTAATGAATATGATTATCCAGCATTACTTCCTAATTATTTAAAATTAAAATTAGAAGAATTAAATGTTGGAGGAGTAGCGGTGTCAACAACTAACGCTAATGCTACAAGTTTTGATTTAAATATCGATATGAGTAGACGAAACTTATATGGAATGGGGTCTATGTATCCATATGACAGAAAAATGAATTTACCAGCAAGAGGTTCATTAAATTTTAATATAATAAAAAGAGAAATAAATGATGGTAATTTAAATCAAATTTTAAAAAAAGATAAACCTTATAAGATAACTATTGATTGTCAGTCTAACTGCCCACCCGCATCACATTTCTGCGCAAACGAAAATCAGAGTAGGCATACATTAATGACTTATGTTGTAGACAATGCCGTTCTAAAAGCTCAGAATACAAGTATGCAGGTTAATGATATAGCTTCTGTAGATTTAAGTTTTGATTTCACATTAACTCGAAAAAATGGATTTTTAATCAGCGGAGGATGCTTGAACTCTTCATCAGCCCCTCAGGCTAATAACCCATTTCCTCCAGCAGGAGACCCGTCTTCATCTGACCCTGACCATTTAGCATTTCCTCCGCCAATTATAGCCTTAAGCCCCACTCCTACTCCAAGCGTCACTCCAACTTTAACTCCAACGATAACCGTCACTTCAACTATAACTCCAACCAACACGGTCACTCCCACCCAGACGGCAACTCCAACTCAGACGATTACACCAACTAGCACGATTACCCCTAGCTATACCGTCGCCCCTACTCAAACAATAACTCCGACTCAGACAGTTACTCCTACCCAGACAGTAACCTCGACCCAAACAGTCACTCCAACTCAAACGATCACTCCGACCTTAACTCCGAGCGTGTCGGTTACTACAACTCCATTTAAAAGCCCAACTCCAACCCCTACAATTACTCCCACCCATAGCACAACACCGACTCCAACCCAAACAATAACTCCAAGCTTAACAGTAACTCCAACGAGCACAATAACTCCAACGAGCACAATAACTCCAACAATAACTCCAACAGTGACGATAACTCCTTCAGTGAGCCCTCTAAATAGTCAATTTGTAAGGTTTCAGTATTCTTCCACTTATTTAATTGAAGGGCAGACAGCCGCAGTAAAGGTTTATAGAGATACAGCCGTAAGTCATAATTCTTATGAATCGTTCTCTGTAGACTACACGAGTAAAAATGCTAATAATAGTGCATCTGGATCAGGCATAGGTTTTCCTTTTGGTCATTACGATTATATTTCTGGGTCGGGAACTTTATCGTTCGCACAAGGAGAAATGTTTAAAGAGATTTCCGTGACTGGACTGCCAATACCTGCAATTAAAACCCCCAGAGAAAACGACGAATTTTTCTACTTAGAGCTATATAATCCCAGAAGTCTTACGGCTCGCGCTCAAATTTACGCGGTAAATCCATATTCCGTATTCATAGTTGATCCTTCATAAGAATGATTACCCCAACACCAATATCGGGCGACTGCTGTGTTAATTTTGGTTCAAGGGTTGAGTATGGAAGCAATCCTTTTGATTTAATACTTCAGGTTCAGGATAAAATTAATGTAGATAGAAGTTTACGTTACAGCGTGAATTTCGGGGACGGTAATGTTATGCGTGACCAAGAACTACTTTGGGATCATGATCTAGGTTATAGCATTAAATTAAATCATTCTTATGCAAATTTGGGAAACTATAAGGCTTTTGTTTTTGTTGAGAATTTAAATTCAAACAGAAAAGCTAAGTGTGGGGTTTTAGATATTTTAGTATTAACTCCAACTCCTACACCTACAAACAGCGTCACACCTACGGCGACCCCCACAATAACCCCTTCTAATACTGCCACTCCAACTCAGACAGCAACTCAGACAACAACTCCGACAACAACTCCGACAACAACTCCGACAACAACTCCGACAAGTACGATTACTCCGACTAGTACGATTACTCCGACTAGTACGATTACTCCGACCAGCACGATAACTTCAACTCAGACGGTCACCCCAACCATAACAACTACTCCAACTCAGACGATCACTCCGACTCAGACGATTACTCCGACTCAGACGATTACTCCGACTCAGACGATTACTCCGACTCAGACGATTACTCCAACTCAGACGATTACTCCGACTCAGACGATTACTCCAACTCAGACGATTACTCCAACTCAGACGATTACTCCGACTAGTACGATTACTCCAACTCAGACGATTACTCCAACTCAGACGATTACTCCGACTAGTACGATTACTCCAACTCAGACGATTACTCCGACTCAGACGATTACTCCGACTCAGACAGCAACTCCGACTCAGACGATCACTCCGACCAGTACGATCACTCCAACCAGCACGATTACTCCAACATTAACAACTACCCCAACACCAACCTGTAATACTTTAAATTTAAACATTAGGTTCCAGTATTATTCGACCTACGTAACAGAAGGTCAGCCTACTGGAGTTAGGGTTTACAGGGAGCCCGCTATTGGTGAATTAAATTATAATGGACCATTCTCGGTAAATTATAAAATTGAAACCCAATCCTTATCTGCAGTGTCGGGGTTAGACTTTGTTGGCCGCGCTGGCACTTTAAATTTCAATGACGGTGAAGATATGAAAATAATTCATGTCAATACTCTAGAGGATACGATCCATGAAGAGTCGGAGTTTTTCAAAATTACATTATACGGAATGACAAATTTGCCTTGTGTTGATGAGCGAATATTGTACAAAAATCCATATAATGTTTTAATTGTCGATAATGATGAAGATGTTTGCATAAGTCCAACGGCAACGCCCAGCAGCACAATTACCCCGACCAGCACAGTCACTCCAACCAGTACGATTACTCCAACTCAGACGGTTACTCCGACTCAGACGGCCACTCCGACAAGTACGATTACTCCAACTCAGACAATCACTCCGACAAGCACGATCACTCCGACTAGTACGATTACTCCGACTCAGACGATCACTCCGACTCAGACGATTACTCCGACTCAGACGATTACTCCGACCCAGACGATTACTCCGACTCAGACGATTACTCCGACTCAGACGATTACTCCGACTCAGACGATTACTCCGACCCAGACGATTACTCCGACTCAGACGATTACTCCGACCCAGACGATTACTCCGACCCAGACGATTACTCCGACCCAGACGATTACTCCGACTAGTACGATTACTCCAACTCAGACGATTACTCCGACTAGTACGATTACTCCGACTAGCACGGTTACTCCG